TAATGAGTCGCTCTCTATCTTGTCTAATCTCATCAAGTTCAACAGCCATATCATCTATTTGTTCTGCAAGTGCAGTTCTGTAATTGTATTTCATTTTATTCCTCCTCCTCTAATATATATCTATCAACAAAATGGATTGTATCTCTAATCTCATTATCAGCATCTTGATAATGTTTGTTATCAATACTATCAATAACCTCTGCCCATCTGTTGGCAGATTGTTCATTGTCTTCACGATTTGTTACCGCTAAGTAGTCCTCATAACTCCATTCAAATTTTAATATTCTATCTCTGTTCATTTCACTTCTCCTTCTTATTATAAACTATTACTACACACCCTAGGTATGAGTGTATCTCTTTAACATTATCATACATATTGTACTTCCTTACTCATTCTAAGTATATTATTCATACTATCCCCATAATGTCTTTCAATATCACTATCCATATTTTCATAACACTTAATTGAATTTAGTTTGTCATAACACCTCAAGGTATCAGCACTAATAAACATATATAGATTGTCTTGTAAGTAGTTGTGCATTGCTTCTTCTTCAATCATCTTCTTTTGTCTTTTAATTAACTTTCTCATTCTTTATTCCTCCAATCTGATAATTCTACTAATATCTTACATCTTAAAGGGTCATAAACCTGATTACCTTTCTTATCCAATAGATATACATCATCTATGTCATAACCCTCTATCCTTTCGGCTGAGAAGTAGTAGTCTATTAGGTCATCCAGTGTTAATGACACTACCTCTTCTCTATATTCTAGCATTAATTTACTCATCTTCGTCTAGCTCCCTAGTTAATTGTTTAATCTCTTCTATTAGTGGCTTAATATGTTTGAAATATTCATCCGTTGAAAAGTCATCGTTTAAGTAGGCTTCTCGTAGTGGTCTCATCTCTTCATATAGTTTATTTAATCGTCTTAATGGTTTAAGTTGATTACTCATCTTCATCTTCCTCCACTTCAATTGTGTATATCTCAGCACCGTCATATCTAGCGTCACAGCCCCAAGTATCTTCATACGCTTGTTGGTAGGCTAGTTCTGTTGCTTGTTCCTCATTCTCAGCATCAACCACCACAGTTAATACGGTTGTTATATCTACTTCTACTCTATATTTAGTCATTTTTATTCTCCACTTCCTTATTAATTAACTTGTTTAAATCTATCGCCATCACTAGGGCAAACATCATTAAACCCACTGCTATTGCAAACATTATTGTTATTACTATTGACTGCATTATAGTACCTCCAAAAATCTAATCTTATCTGCAAGATACCACAACCCACCTTGACTATCGGGTCTATGTAATGTTTCATAGTTGGCTATCTCTACCTTAACCCACACTCTATCTCTCTCTGATAGATGAGGTGCTTCGGGCTTAGAGGTACAGTGCCACCCCTGCCTAACCTTAAAGCCTTTAGTTGGATGACACTCACTTGGATACCAAGTATCAAAGTTAATACCTAACTGCTTGTTAATGAATAGTGGTGTTAGTTTTCCACTCTTTAACTTACGTACTAGTTTATAAGCAATCATAGTTACCCCTTAACAAAGTAATCTGTACCACCTGCTCTAACAGCAGTAACAGTATCAAGGTTAATAGTTCTGTACCCTTTGGCTTGTACATCATAGATAGTTTTATATGCATTCCAATCTGCCACTACCTTGTTAGTACCACCTCTTAAATGTTTGGTAACTTTAAATCTACCGTTCATAGTTCGCCATTCACCATTCTTCTTTCTGAATTGTACGGTTACAAACTTATGTCCATTACGAATTAATACATCTTCAATCTTTACTCTTGCTAATAACACTTGTTTTCTTTTATTCATTTTATTCACCTATAAATTTTAAATAGTTTCTTTCACATTCAATAAATAATAATGTTTTAATGATATCATTAACCAGTATTTAGTTATCGTTTGTTAATAAACTGTTTATTTTAAATAACAAAGCCACTTACATCTTTCTTGGCTTTACCTTTTGCTTTCAATCCAACAATGACACCTTGCTCATCATCAAATCTAAAGTCATTGACATCACCATCAATAACCTTACGCCCCATAAATGTAGCAGGTAATTCTTTACGAAATACTACCGCTACGTTATGAGATGTTTCTTTAATTACTTTATCAACCAATGGCTTATACTTATCCGTACCACTGTAACTAAATGTTAAGTGATAGTTAGGCGGTACATCTTTAAAAGCCCATTTCAAATTCTTAGTGTAGTCATAGAATTGTACATCTGGAAACTTCTCTATCACTTTCATATAGTTAATGTCTGATAGTACATTCAACCTAATAGCAGGTTTAACACCTAACAGTTCACACTTACGTTTGAAAGCAGAGATATCCCCCTCAACAGTAGCCATAAACCCTTGACGGTCATCTCTATAAAACTCTGTCTTTCTAGTCCTTGCTTGTTTAACGTTAGAGAAAGCACCTCTACCTGCACTCTCTAAACACCCTTGTTTACACCCTGCACAATCAGACATCGGACATACGTTGATACCCTCTACCTTATCAGCAGACATTAAAGATAATCCTGCAACAATATACTCATCACCGTTATCTTTAACTATCTTTGCGTTAGTACCTGCACTTAACAAGTTACCACCCCACTTTACATCTTTACTTTTTAACATAATTATTATTCCTTATGATTTGTTATCTCTAACTTAGAACAATCAATAACGTAAACACCATTGTCCCCGTTATCTGTATCTAAGTACTTACATATACCTATACCTAACGATTGATTACCACCAAAGAAATTACCAATGGTTTGAATCAATCTTGCTTTAGTATAATTATAATCCCCTACGATATCACCTATTAAATCTTTAGTTGATTTCAAAAAACCCTCAATAGATTCTCTACCACCATTCCAATGAAGATAAATACCTATCTCATCTTCATCGTACTCAGGATTTCTACCGTTCTTTAAACATAATACTGCTCTGTTACCCATAATTATTATTCCTTTTATTATTTAGTTTTTAAGCCTATCTCATCAGTATCAAGGTGGCTAATCCTTAATAGACATATCTTAGATTTCCCAACCACAATCGTAGCACTAAGATATGTTTCAACTAAAGCATTTATCTTTTATCTTTTTCTTTTAACATATTATTTTTCCCCGTAGTAATGTTTCAATAATAAATCCCCGTAATACCTATTAGCATCTTGATATAACGTTTCATAATCATTATATTTTTCTAGTGTTTCCAAGTCATCACAATCCAATGCGTTAAATTTCACACCTAGTTTAGTCCACTTTACAGCACTTTCAATATATGACTTCTGTTTCTTATTTAACTTTCTCATCTTTTACATTCCTTTTTTATGATACCTAACACCCATATAAACATTATCATCATATAGAATAAGCCACCAAATACCAAATACACATACAAATCCATAGCATCATTAGTATTCATAATACGCCCTCTCATTTTCTACATCTACCATTTCAAACTCATTCAAACTAACAAACTCATCTACAAAGTCTGATAGTACAAAGTCATTATCAATACCGTTTAGTGTTACATCATCTTGATTATTATTATCAAATTCAAAATTTACATTAGTCATTTTTATTTCCTCATTGTTTAGTTATAGTTATTAGTTATCTTATACCACGCATAAAATAATGTTGATTGCAATCATACAACCATTTATTATTTAAGTAGTTTTCTTTTAATCTTAAATATCTTTTTAATTTTTTTACATTTATTAAAGTCATAGTTTTTTTATCCTATTATTGTTTAATTATCAATCACTAATAAACAGTTTATTAATAGAATATTTAAATAACTATCTAAATAAACAGTTTATTAGCACCTTCAAACATTCATATTTTAGATATAAGCAACTATTATCTATAAAGGTATATCAATACCCTATAAAAGAATAATAACGGCTTAAATAGAGAATATAAGCGTTTAATAATAAAATAACTAATAACACCATTAACAATCTTTTTATTATTTTTTTGATAATAAACAGTTTATTTGTGATAAGTTTTAGTTACCTTATTATTAAAAACTTAAAAAGGCTTTATCGATAAATGCAAAAATCCCCTAATTAAAGGGGATTAATTGTTTTTGTTTTTAGTGGTATTTATTTATTTTGAGATAGTAAAAAGGCTTTAATAACTTTATCCGATAATTTCGCTAATTCTTTGTTATATGCCTTGCGATTTTCACTTATAACAGTCTTATTTTTATCATTTTGATATTTTCGGATAGTTTTATAAGTGGTGGTTTTATCAATAACTTGATTATCTTTTAAATATGATTTAACCGCACTTATAACAGTTTTAAACGTTCCCGTTAATGGTTTTGCGGTTGATTGATTTTTAATGCCTTTCTTTCTAAGATAGATATTATTTGTTTGATAGTCTGATACTTGCTTATTTTCAAAACTTGCAAAATCCAAATCCTTATACATTTTTACAATATCGTCGCAAATGGTTGTTTTTGTGATGTTTAATTTAAACAATTCTTTGTCCGTTTTATTGGATAGGTTTAATAAGTTTTCAAATTGTGATATCTTTTTATTTTTAACGTTTGTGGGTGTAGTGTTGTTCGCTGTTTGTGTATTTTTTTGTTTTGTAGTAGTCATTTTTTTATCCTATTAAATTGTAAATAAACAGTTTATTTACGTAGTTATTAAATGTTGTATTTTTACAACATTTGTTGCGTTTTTGCAACATATACCAAAAAACACCTTTGTTTATTGATATGGTTGCCACTATACACGAAAAAAAACATTTGTCAAACTATTTTTTAACTATCACGTTATTATAATATGCTAATATAGTTGGCTCATAAAAGAATATGAACGTGCGCGCGTAGCATAGTTTTTAATCTTTGTCAAGTTATTTTTTAACTATTTGCGTATTATTATATTATTATATTGTAATAGTCTTATATAGTTGATGCAAATGAGAATTATTATCATTTAGATTTATATTAGAGTATCATAATATTATTTTATGCCTATATAACGGTATTCTTATGCACTGTAAACCACTTTAGAGTATCATAATATTCTTATATAGTTAATGAGAATGATTATCGTTTACATTATGAGTATATTATGATATTCTTATGTAATATCCTATATAAATGCGAACGATTCTCATTTGTATTCACTAATGCGAGTGATTCTCATTTGTATTCGCACGGGGTACGCAGGGGACACCCCACCCCCCTAGTATAATTATAGCCTTAGTTTACATTTTACACAGAAATACCTTGTCAACCACATAGCTCTAAAAAGGCTCTGTATAGGCTTTTCGCGGAACACTAAGAATTATTTTTAAACTATTTACGTTTTAGGGGTTGACAAAACCTCTAAACAGGTGTATAATATATCTTAGAGATATCTTAAAAAGTTTAGTTAAATAATATTTATAAGAAGTTAATTATAATTAGTTATAGATAATTGTTATAGATATTGTTTAATATAATTTATTACATAACTTACTAGGAACTCATTATGAGTTCTTATACAATATCTAAAGAACTCTTATAGTAGCTTAATTATAACTACTACTATATGCTTTGTTTAGGTTGTTAGACAAAACAGGAAGGTGTTAGATGGCTGTACCACAATCAATGTTAGATAAGAAGAGGAATTATACAGAGAAGCAACAGAGTTTCTTAGATGCTATGTATGACTCTAAGACTGGTGATGTTAGACAAGCTATGATTGTAGCAGGGTACGATGGGAAAGCTCCTTCTACATTCTTATTACAATCTTTATCAGATGAACTAATAGAGATAGCTAGTCATACGTTAGCTAAGAATGCTCCTAAGGCTGCTAACAAGATAGTAGATATTATGACTAGTGATACTCCTATACCACAAGTAACACAGAAACTACAAGCAGCTCAGACTTTGTTAGACAGAGTAGGAGTTGTTAAAGAACAGAAGATGAACGTAGAACATAACGTATCTGGTGGTATCTTTGTTATACCTGCTAAAGAGGAACTAACTGTTGATGCTGAGGAGGTAGAGTGTGAGTCTATTAACTAACACAGGTGAGTTACATATTAAGATGAAAGGTTCTACTATACCTTTTGGTTATGAATCTATTGAAGAGATACCTGGTTACGTTAGACCTGTAATAACACAACTAGAAGCATTAGAGGAAGCTAAGGATTATGTTAAACAAGGGGCTTTCTCATATAGAGATGCTGCTAGTTGGTTAGAAGCTACTACAGGTCGTAGAGTATCTGCACAAGGGTTACATAAGATGATGAAGAAACACGGTGATACTATAGATGGCTAATAAGCAAGGATTAGCAGAGAAAGATATACCTAAGATTTCTATAAAGGAATGTAAGGAACAGTTCCCTGATTTAGATATAGATACTCTTGATACTGTAAAAGGAAAGGTACGATTAAAGTTAGATGGTACTCCTAGAAAGAAGAGAGGATATAAGAAAGGTATACCACGTAAGTATTCTAAAGTTAAAGGGGCTGCTCCCCAACGTAGAATAAATAAAGTAGCGGCAGGTAAGAAGAAGTCTCAGGCAGCAACAAAGATACGTAACGCTGAGGAAGGTACTCTACGTTCTAGTATTGTTAGTGATAAAGAGATAGCTACATCAGTAGGACAAGAGGATGCTAAGGTAGCGTTTAAACCTAACCCTGGACCACAGACAGAGTTCTTAGCAGCACCAGAGAAAGATGTACTGTATGGTGGTGCAGCTGGTGGTGGTAAGTCATACGCTATGTTAGTTGACCCGTTACGTTATGCACATAGACCACAACATAGGGCTCTTATCCTTAGACGTTCTATGCCAGAACTACGAGAGCTTATTGATAAATCAAGAGAACTATATCCTAAAGCATTCAAAGGTGCTAAGTTTAAAGAAGTAGATAGAACTTGGAAGTTTCCTTCAGGAGCTACTGTACAGTTTAGTTTCCTTGAGAAGGACGCAGATGTATATAGATATCAAGGACAAGCATATAGTTGGATAGGGTTTGATGAGATAACACACCTACCTACTGAGTTTGCTTGGAACTATCTAGCGTCTAGACTTAGAACAACAGACCCAGAGATACAAACATATATGAGATGTACAGCTAACCCTGGTGGTTCTGGTGCTCATTGGGTAAAGAAGAGATACATTGAAGCTGCTCCCGCTAATGAATCATTCATTGGTGAAGACGATATGACACGTAAGTTCATACCTGCTTTGTTAGATGATAACCCTTATCTATCTGGTACAGACTATAAGAAGATGTTAGCATCTCTACCTCCTGTACAACGTAAACAATTACTAGAAGGTAACTGGGATATTAATGAAGGTGCTGCCTTTGTAGAGTTTGATACATCTATACACGTCATACCTCCATTTGATATACCTCCTAGTTGGAATAGACTTAAAGGTGTTGACTATGGTTATGCGGCAGAGTCAGCAGTTATATGGGCAGCTGTAGACCCTAATGACGATACTCTTATCATCTATAGAGAGTTATATCAAAAAGGATTAACAGGTGAAGACTTAGCAGAACGAATGACAGCTTATGAACAAGGTGATGCTTTCTCTATCCCTGGTGTGTTAGATACAGCAGCTTGGAACAGAACTGGTTATACTGGTCCTACTATTGGTGAGATACTTGTTAGAGCAGGACACAAGCTAAGACCAGCAGATAAAAATAGACTAGCAGGTAAGGTACAGGTACACGAAAGACTTAAACAGAATAAGACAGACGGTAGACCTAAGATGCAGATATTTAATAGCTGTCCTAATCTAGTTAGAGAACTACAGACTATACCCGTAGATAAAACAAGACCAGAGGACGTAGACACTAAAGCAGCAGACCACGCATATGACGCATTAAGATATCTTATTATGTCTAGACCACGCTCAACTACCTTTAATGAGATGTTTGAGTTTAAAAAGAACTTAGATATACCTCAAATGGCAGATACTACTTTTGGTTATTAATCAATGACTTACAATTATTTTCAAATTAATTTGCATTTAGGGGTTGACAAAACCTCTAAACAGGTGTATAATAGTATATACAAGTTATAAAAATATATAATATAAATGGCTAAGAAAGAAGTCCCTCTGGATATAAACGAAAACCCTACGCCATTTGTATCTGCAGATGAGCTAGTACAGCCTGTATCACCAGAAGAAGGCACTAGTGAAATCTTTATATCTAACCTAGCTAGATTAGTAGAAGAAAGATTCGAGTCAGCTGAGAGAGGCAGACGAGATGACGAGAAGAGATGGTTAGAGGCTTACCACAATTATCGTGGTATCTATAACAAGAACATTAAGTTTAAAGAGAACGAGAAGTCTAAGGTATTCATTAAGGTTACTAAGACTAAAGTACTTGCAGCTTATGGTCAACTTATAGATGTAGTATTCTCAGGGGCTAAGTTCCCTATTCAAATTCAAGAGACTATACTCCCAGAAGGTATTGCAGAGTATGCTCATCTAAATCCTTTACAAGAACAGAACGGTGGTCCTATGGACACATCACCTGAACTAGAAGGTAACTTAGACTATTCACCTACAGAAGGAATCACTAATGATAATGTAGGTAACTTCGACCCTTACGATGTAGGTTATGAAGGTGATGGTAATACGTTAGCTCCTGGAGCAATCCAGACTGACACTGACAAATTCTTAGGTTCTCTTGAAGAAGAGTATCAAAATGAAGGAGGTGATACAGTAGTCTCGGAGGGTGCATCGAGAGCACCAGAACAACCACAGATTCAGCCCGCTCAGATAGCTGCTCGTAGGATGGAGAAATTAATTCACGACCAGATTGAGGAATCTAACGGAGCAACTGAATTACGTAACGCAATCTTTGAATCGGTACTATTAGGTACTGGTATCATCAAAGGTCCATTTAATTATAATAAGACTATACATAAGTGGACCAAGGGAGAGAGTGGTAGAGAATACACTCCTGAAGAAGTAAGAGTACCACGCTTAGAGTTTGTTAGTGCTTGGGACTTCTACCCTGACCCTAACTCAACAGATATCGAAAGTGCTGAGTGGACAGTACACAGACATAAATATAATAAGACACAACTAAGAGCGTTAATGAATCGCCCTTACTTTGATAAGACTAAGATATCAGAATGTATTAAGCAAGGATATAATTATCAGAAGCGTTCATTTGAAGATGAGATTAAGTTAGATAATAATTCATCTACATTCACAGACACAGAAAGATTTGAAGTACTAGAGTACTGGGGCGTTATGGATGCCGAGTACGCTAGAGATGCAGGGTTAGACATTGACGATAGTGTTGATGACCTAGAAGAGATTCAAGTTAATGCTTGGGTATGCCAAGGAAAGATACTACGCTTAGTAGGTAATCCTTTCAAACCTTCTAGACTACCATACAATGCAGTACCGTATGAGAAGAATCCATACTCTTTCTGGGGTATTGGTGTTCCAGAGAATATGGAAGACTCACAACAGATTATGAACGGTCACGCTAGAATGGCTATTGATAACTTAGCGTTAGCTGGTTCGTTAGTCTTTGATATTGATGAAGCTGCTTTAGTAGCAGGACAATCAATGGATATCTACCCAGGTAAGATATTCAAGAGACAAGCAGGTATGCCTGGTCAATCTATCTATGGACTTAAGTTCCCTAACACTGCACCAGAGAATATGCAGATGTTTGATAGGTTTAGACAACTAGCAGATGAGTCTACAGGTATCCCATCATACTCACACGGTAACACAGGTGTACAAGGTATGACTAGAACAGCATCGGGTATGTCGATGCTTATGGGAGCTGCCTCATTAAACATTAAAACAGTTGTCAAGAACCTTGATGACTTCTTATTAAAACCATTAGCTGTAGCATTCTATCAATGGAATATGCAGTTCTACGAAGGAGAATTAAATGTTGTTGGAGACCTTGAAATTAAAGCTACAGGCACTAGCTCGCTTATGCAGAAGGAAGTTAGGTCACAGAGACTCACTACGTTCCTTCAGTCAGTTCAGAACCCAGCTGTCGCTCCTTTTGTTAAAGTATCTAAAATCATTCAAGAGTTGGCTTACAGCCTTGACTTTGACCCTGAAGAAATAATCAACTCACCTGAAGAGGCGGCAATCTATGCAGAAATTATCGGACTTCAAAATCAGCAACAACCACCTGGAGCAGATGGTCAACAATCCCCTATGGGTGAAGGTGGAGGAGTACCTGGAGGTGGAGCAGCTGAAGGTGTTACAGGCAATGGCGGCGGCAACATCGGAACAGGAAATGTACCGATGCCAGGGGAAGGTGAATTTAGTCAAGCAGCTCCTACTGCTCCGTAATAACGTAGTTAGCTAATGGCATTACTGGAACACGAAGGTGAAATCCCAGAAGAGTATCTCACAGGTTTCGAGAGAGAGATGCAAGAAACTACTGATGGTAAGGTAACAAAGAGCTGGAAAGAATACGCTAAGGGTTACGTACCAAGAGATACTAAAGAAGTAAAGTTTGACGAAGTAACGAATAAGACAGCTTGGTTTAAAGATAAGGATGAACTGGGAAAACAAACTCTTTCAGGTTCTTGGCAAACAGAATCAGGAAAACTGGGAAGACAGAGGGAACAAGTAGACAGAGCTTCTCAATTAATGAGAGCTTGTAAGATGGGAGATACAAGTGCTTGTGACTTAATCCAAGCAAGTACCCCAGGATTTTCGTCTGATAAATTTAAAGCTTCACAAAAGAGAGGGATGATGAGCCCATACCAAAGAAAAGGATTTGCACAGGGTGGTATGTTAGACCAAACAGCTAAGCTGTGGAAGATGGAATCAACTTACCCAGAATTTCAAAAAGGCATCGCTTCACGCGTAACCAAAGATAGAGTGCCTACAACACCAATAGAGGAAGAATATATGTATAGTCCAACACAAGGCGGATACCCACAAGGATACGCAGAAGGTGGTTCAGTTTATGACACAGAAGGTTCTATGTTAGCACCTGAAGTACCGTTAGATTTTGAAGAAGAAATGCCTATGATGGAAGAGGAGTCTGAACTAGGATTATCTCCTGAAGAGACTGAGGTGTTAGCTCAAGCAATGTCTGATTATCCAGAACTAGAGGGTATCTTAAATAAAGTAGATAGTACACTTAATGATTCATTCACAGGGGATGGTTCTGTAGAAGGACCAGGTACAGAAACAAGTGACTCTATTAATGCTAAGCTATCAGACGGTGAGTTCGTATTCACAGCTAAAGCAGTTAAACAATTAGGTGTAGATAAGCTACGTAAGATGATGGACAAAGCTGAAACAGATTATGATGAAGCAGGTAATAAACAAGCCTTTGCTCAGATGGGTGACGCTGGTTTTGCATCGGGTGGTTTCTTCACACGTCCTGGTTATGAACACGGTGGTGAACATACAGAGAAACCTCAATCAACTAAAGAAGATGTCACCTGGTACGAAGCATTAGGTTCAAAGCTTAAGGAGGCATCAAGGCGTTGGACCGAAGGTATGTCACACGGGTCGCGCGGTATAGGTTATGAGCTTGGTACACGAGACCGACTTAAGGCAGAACAACGACTCAAGGCAGAACAATACCTAGACCAAGAGGAACAAAACCAACCCAGCGCAGAAGATATTAGAGAAGGTATGAGCCTATTCAAATAAATTAACTATAAACCCCCAGCTAAACTGACGAGACACAAGCTGACTTTGTAGTGACAACCCCAAGGCTACCCCCTACTATGTAGGAGCACCTTGGATTTTTAAATCTCGCAAGAGATGAGCAACCCCGAAAGCCACCCCATAACAATGGGCACTTAATGGAGGTCAATATGACAACAGCAACAGCAACAAGAACGGAGGAAATCCAACAACCACAAGCAAACCCTTATAACGCTAATAAGAAATGGGACAACAGTAACAAAGATGCCAAACTAGGTATTGAGTCTGCTGATGATTCCTTAGCTTACCTAGCCCCTCGTAAGGAAGCAGTAATATCTAATGGTAAGACACCAATCTTAGAAGAAGAAAAAGTTACTACAGATACTGCAGACAAAGAGGCTACCCAGGTAGACGATACTTATAAAGAAGAACCTAATGAGAAATTCAAGAAGGTAGACTTTAAAAAACGTTATGATGATTTGAAGAAACATTATGATAGAAAACTAGGAGACTGGAAATCTAAAGAGCAATCTTTAAAAGCAGAGATGCTTTCTAATCGTCCTACTTATAATGCCCCTAAAACCCCAGAAGAACTGGCTACTTTTAGAGAGGACTATCCTGATGTTTATGATGTAGTAGAAACAGTAGCACATATGAGAGCTGAAGAGCAACTGTCTGATTTACAGGCACAAGTTAAACAGCTATCAGAGAAAGAGTACGTAGCAAATCGTAGAGCGGCAGAGCAAGAGCTCCTAAACCTACACCCTGACTTCACCCAGATTAGAGAATCTGAAGAGTTCCACGACTGGGCACGAGTTCAACCTGAAGCAATTCAGTCTTGGATTTATGAGAATGATGGAGATGCTACGTTAGCTTCTAGAGCTATTGACCTATACAAACAGGATGTTGGAGTCTCCACGAAGGCTGAGGCTGTGTCGAAAAAAACTAGTCCAGAAAAAGATACGAGAGGTTCGGCTGCAGATGCAGTATCAGTTAAAACGAAAGTTGACACTAATGCACCTCAAGAGAAAGTTTGGACAACCTCAGAAATCGCTAACCTTTCTGTTGACCAGTATGAACAGTATCAGTCTGAGATTGATGCAGCTTTTCAAACTGGGAGAATTAAAGAAGGTTAGTATTATTAAGTAATGATAGATTGCACCCTTATTAAATAGGTTGCTTGATATCTAAATAGGAGAAATATTATGGGCTTTGAAACAGGCGCATCAATGAACTTCGACCCAGCCATTACGGGGCAAACAAACTCGTCTTGGTTACCAGAAGTTTTTTCAAAGAAAGTACAAGTTGCTTTCCGTAAATCAGCAGTAGCTGAAGCAATCTGTAACACTGATTATATGGGTGAAATCGCTCAGTTCGGTGATACAGTTAACATCATCAAAGAGCCACAGATTAGTGTAAATGCTTATACTCGTGACTTAGCATTGTCAAGTACTGACCTTACTGATGAAGAATTAGTTCTTCAAGTAGACCAAGCGCAATACTTTCAATTTGAAGTTGATGACTTAGAAGCACGTTTCTCACACGTAAACTGGCAACAGATTGCGTCTGATAATGCTGCGTATAAGTTAAAAGACTCTTTTGATAGTAACGTACTGTCAGCAGCTGTAACAGGTGCTACAACTAATACGTATGGTTCTGCGTCAGCACCTATTGATGTTGGTCACGACTCAGGTGAAGTTGACCCGTTGAATGTGTTAGCACGTTTAGCTCGTCAGTTAGATGATAACAATGTTCCAGAAGAGAATCGTTGGGTTGTTGCATCACCTTCATTCTACGAAGAGTTAGCACAGACTAGTTCTAAGTTGATGTCAGTTGATTACAATCAAGGTGACGGTGGTCTTCGCAACGGTCTAGTTGCTTCAGGTTCACTACGTGGCTTCAAGATGTATAAGTCTAACAATATGCCTACCGTAACAGGTACTGGTTCGTACACAGGTGCTGCGTTACCTACTGTACTAGCAGGTCATATGTCAGCTATTTCTTGTGCACAGTCTTTATCTACTGTTGAGACAGTTCGTTCTACTACTTCATTCCGCGACATCGTAAGAGGTCTATTGGTATGGGGTCGTAAAGTATTACGTCCTGAGTCTTTAGCACTAGCTACTGTACAAGTTTACGACTAAATCGTAACCCTTAGAGAGTCCTTCATTGGGCTCTCTTCCACATTATATAAGAGGAAAGAATGGCAGATAATCAAACATACTTAGGATTAACTAATGAAATATTAGGTGAACTTAACGAAGTCCAACTTACCTCTTCTAACTTCGCTGCCGCTAAAGGTATTCAGAAGTTTGTTAAAGATGCTATAAACAGAGCGTACTTTGATATTGCCAACGAGAACCCAGAGTTCCCTTGGCTATCTACATCTTGTGCAGGCGTTGATAACCAAGAGTACGGAAATACTTTTGTAGATTCTGTAGCAGGTACTAGATGGTACTTCTTAAAGAAACACTCTAGTGGTTCTCACGGCACAGCTAAAGACTTTGGTCGTATTGACTGGGATAACTTCTACCTGACTACAGAAGACGTAGGTACTTGTTCTGTTTTAGGTGTATGTTCAGACAGTACTTACACAACAGCTGACACTTGTGTAGCAGCCAGTAAAGTATGGACTGACTACGATACTTCATCTACTTGTGTATCACCTAATACTTGGACAACAACACACACTACACCACACACCAGACAGAACTTAAAGTTCACAACAATTGAATCTTGGCGTAAGCATTATAGAGAGTCTGATGATAACGCTAAAGATAGTGGTGAGTATGGTCAACCTACTAAGGTAATTATGTCTCCGTGCGGTCGTAAGTTTGGACTCTCCCCGTTGCCAGATAAAGCGTACAGAATCTATTTCTATGCTTGGGAACAGATTAATGAGTTAGAGAACGATACAGATACTGTACGATACCCAGAGCAATGGACAGCAGTCTTATCAGCTAGAGCTCGCTATTATGTGTGGCAGTTCAAAGAGAACATCCAACTAGCGGCATTAGCGCTAGACGAATATAAGAAAGGCATTAAACTTATGAAGGCTTATACTGGTAAACCACAGCCTTCAATAATGACTGACGATAGAATAAGGTTCGTATAGGATATGGCAGTAGAACAAGGAATAGCAATATCAATTGGTGGTGGTCTTGATAAGACCTCTTCATCTTATGACTTGTTTAAAACTCCTGGTGTTGCTACACGTTTAAAGAACTTCGAGGCATCTCTTCACGGTGGTTACCGTAGAGTAAACGGCTATCGTAAATTCTTATCTAGTCCTGTGATAAGCGTTACTATAACGGATGGTGGTACGGGATATGACGCAGGTACAACTGTAGCATTCACTGATGAAGACGGTAACGGTAGCGGAGCAGCAGGGACAGTTACAGTTGTTTCTGGTGTTATTACAGCTGTTACAGTTACGTCAGGTGGTACTGGATATCAAACACCGCCCACTATATCTTTCCACTCTACGGGAAGCCCTGTAGATAAAGCAGTAACGGTAGCGGTACTAAATACAGAGCTAACACCTTCTGGTGGTACAACGCCTATTAAAGGTGTATATGCTTATGCCGAGGGTGGTTGGGCTTGTCAGAACGGTAACATTTATTGGTCTGAGGACGGTTACACTTGGGCACAAGTTAATAAGGACTACGGTACTTGTTCTTCAGGCGGACATACTACACAGCAAACGTGCGAGGAATCTAACGCCACTTGGACAGCTGATTGGGCGACTACTACAGATTTATCTACAGCAACAGCTGTATCCCTAAACACAGATGGTAGGTATAACTTTTCAGAGTACATCCCAGCTTCTGTACCTAACGCACGTATCACAGCAGTTAATGGCGCTGACGCTCCAGTATACTTAGAGACTAAACTAGATAGTGGTGTACGTAAATTTAAGTTCTATAGAGGGCTATATGACGCGTTCGGTTTATCTAAGTCTACGCCAGTGTATGCTGATATCCCTAAACCACAATACGTAACAACTCACGATGACCACACGGTTATTGCAGGTTGGACAGATAAACCTGAAACGTTATATTATAGTACTCGTTACGATGACGCAGACTTTACAGGTGCTTCAGCAGGACAAATTAATACAGGTGACGAGCTAACGGGCGTAAGAACTTTCCGTAGTGAGCTCGTAGTATTTGGTAGAAATAGTTTAAGTAAGTTACTAAACATCAGCAGCAGTACCAACATTTCTCTAGTGGATATCACAAAGAACATTGGTTGTGTAGATGGTTTTTCTATTCAGGAGATTGGCGGTGACCTAGTATTTCTCGCACCTGACGGTATTCGTACAGTGGCTGCAACAGCCCGTATTGATGATATTGAGTTATCCTCTATCTCACACAAGATTCTACCTATCATTAATGATATCGTGAATAACATTCATAGATATGATTTATCTTCAGTTGTTATCCGAACACAGAATCAATATAGATTATTTTACTGTAACGCTACTACAGGTAAGCTAGCACAGAAGGGTGTTATCGGCACATTTAAGATTAGTCCTCAAGGTTTACCAGTATGGGAATGGGCAGAGACACAAGGTATTTCAGTATCTACATTAACTTCTGGTTTTGACAGTCGTAACGTAGAGAGAGCGTACCACGGTGACTACCAAGGTTATGTGCATATGCATAACGTAGGTAGTACATTTGATGGTAGTCTTATCGATGCTGTATATAAAACACCTGATATTGACTATGGTGATATTGGTATTAGAAAGACACTACACTTTACTAAGTTATCTATCAAGCCAGAAGGTGAAACAGATATTAACTTAGATGTACGTTATGACTTTGAAGACCCAGAGATTCCACAACCTGCGGTATTCCCTTTAGGTTCTATCTTAGCTCCTTCACTATTTGGATATGCTATCTTTGGTACATCTAAGTTTGGTACACCAGAAGTACCTATGAAACGTTTGAACTTATGGGGTAGTGGTTTCTCTAATAGCTTTAAGTTCTCAAGTAAAGACACACATCCACCGTACTCAATCCAGGGTATGTACGTAGATTTAATTCCATCAGGAAGGAGATAAAAGAATGGGAAATTCATATACGAGACAGTCATCTTTTTCTGATGGCGACACTATTAACTCAGGCTTATTCAACGATGAATATGACCAGTTAGTACTTGCGTTTAGTAGCACAACAGGACACACACACGATGGTTCAACGGGTGAAGGCGCAGCTGTCACAAAGGTAGGTCCAGCACAAGATGTTATTGTATCGGGTACTACAGTATTACCTAAAACATCTAACGCTATTGACCTAGGCTCTTCTACTTATAAGTTTAAAAACGCTTACTTTGCAGGTAACATTACAGCCGATGGCTCTATTACTTATAACGGTAACGTAGTCTTAGGTAGTGATGCTGCTGACACAGTAACGATTAACGGCACTATTCAAGGTGGTTCATTATTATTTGAAGGTGCTACAGCAGACGCTCACGAACTTACGTTAGCTATCCCTAACGCTACTTCAGACATTACTGTTACGTTACCTAACGCTACAGATACTTTAGTAGGTAAAGATACAACAGATACATTAACTAATAAGACATTAACATCTCCAACTATCACAGGTAACACTACCTTTAGTGATGGTGCTTATGACTTTGATATTGCATCTCACGATGGTACTAACGGTCTTAAGTTAGGTAGTACATTAGTTACAGCTTCAGCAGCTGAGTTGAATACTATGGATGGTATTACCTCTACAACTGCTGAGTTGAATAAGCTCGATGGTTTTACTGGTGCTGTTGGTGACCTTAACTACGCTAAAGACTTAAACGCTACTGGAGTAACAACCTCTGAGTTTGATATCTTAGATGGTCTAACAGCTACCACTACAGAGCTTAATTTGATGGATGGTGTCACAGCTACAACGTCTGAATTAAACATCTTAGACGGTGTTACAAGCACAGCTGCGGAACTTAATATCCTTGATGGTGTTACTGCTACAACTGCAGAGCTTAACATTATTGATGGTGTTACTGCTACAACTGCAGAGCTTAACATAATGGACGGGGTTACATCTACCACAGCTGAACTTAACATAATGGATGGTGTGACATCCACAGCTACAGAGCTTAATCTTCTAGATGGTATAACAGCTATCAAAGATGAAGATGATATGACATCTAATAGTGCTACATCTTTAGCTACACAACAATCTATTAAAGCATACGTAGATGCACAAGTAGATACGGCAGATACGTTAGCTGAGATGACAGATACAACTATCACATCTCCTGCTGATAGCCACTTCTTAGTACACAACGGAACTAAGTGGGTCAACGAAACAGGAGCTACTGCAAGAACATCGTTAGGTGTAGACGCAGCAGGTACAGATAATTCTACAAATGTTACCTTGACAGGTACTAGAGACTATGTTACAATATCGGGACAGGCGATTACTGTAGGTGAGATTGATATTGGTGATGATACAAACTTAGCAGCTGGTACAGGTATTACACTCACAGGTGATTCTCTATCGGTTGATTATGGTACGGCTGCTGGTACAGCGGCACAAGGTAATGATTCAAGATTATCAGATAGTAGACAATGTAACAATAGTTTTGATAGTGCTTCAACTTCAAGAACAAACTTAGGCTTAGGTACAGCAGCAACTTCAGCCTCTACGGACTTTGATGCTGCAGGTGACGCTGTTGCTATGGCAATCGCTCTAGGTTAATTAATAGGACATACAAATGGCAAATACATTTCAAAGAGCGGTAAACGCTAACATAGGTACAACCCTAGAGGCGGTACACACAGCTACTACTAAGACAGTAGTCATTGGTTTAACATTATCTAATGTAACAGGTGGTTCAATCACAGCAAGTGTACAACTAGCTACATCAGGTGAAGACCCGTACATCATTAAGAACATTCCTATCCCATCAGGCTCATCAGTTGAGGTTATGGCAGGTAATAAGATTGTGATGAACAGTGGAGATATTATTAAGGTATCAGGCTCAGCAGCAACGTCTGTTGACGCTACGATGTCATATATGGAGATAAGCTAATGCCATACGTAGGAAGAACTCCAACAGCGTCACCTATTGACTCTAGTGATATTCCAGATAACAGTATTGATGCTTCTAAGATTGTAGATGGAAGTATACAAGCCGCAGATTTAGGTGCTGATTCAGTAGGGGTATCAGAACTAAGTGCTACAGGTACAGCCAGTAGTTCAACATACCTTAGAGGTGATAACTCTTGGACTACGCCATCACTAGGCGGTCTATCAGATGCCACAACAACAGCAACATCTAACCTTGGCTTAGGCACAGGAGCAGTAGATAGTATTACTACTGGTGATTATAATGTGGGTGTTGGTGATAATGCTTTGACTGCTGTTACTACAGGTGGTCATAACACATCTTTAGGTTTTAACACTTTATTTAGTGTTACTGGAGGTGAAAAGAATACAGCAATAGGTAGAAGTGCCTTGTATGCTACCACTAGTAGTAATAATACAGGTATGGGTCACGAATCCCTTAGGTTTAACACCACAGGTTCTGACAACACAGCGGTAGGTTATCAAGCCCTTTATTCTAACACCACAGCTGGTGGTAACGTAGCAGTAGGTAAGGCTCTGTATTCAAATACTACTGGTGCTTCTAATGTAGCAGTTGGTTTTGCAGCATTAAATCTAAATACTACGGCATCTTATAATACTGCTATTGGTAGAGATTCTTTAAAGAGTAACACCACAGGTTCTAATAACACAGCTACTGGTTACCAGAGTTTGTACAGTAACACCACAGGAGCTAACAATACTGCTGTTGGTTACAACGCAGGTGACAACATCACCACAGGTTCATCTAATATCATCATTGGTTCTGGTGTAGATGCTATGAGTGCTACTGGTTCTAATCAGTTGAATATTGGTAATTGGATTAAGAAAGAGGGTAACGCTATTGATTTATACCCCTCGGGTAGTAGTGATAGGTGTCTTAGAGTGGAGTCCAACGGCAAGATTATGGTTGGTGATGCAGGTAACACTGAGTTAGTCAGGCAACTTCATATTAGTTATTCTTATGTATCTGGTGGGGTCTTAACCTATTCCTTTAATTTTACAGACTTAGCACTACAAAACGGTGTAACTGATATTGCAGACAGAAACTCTTTTATGTTCTTCGTGAATGTGACCAGTTATCTAGGAAGATACATACACGGAGTAGCTATAGTTGATACTAATGCAGGTCACAGTATAAGCTTTGCAACTCTTCATAACTCAACTTTAACAGCTAGTATGTCTATAAATGCCAGTACAGAGGTTATCACTCTCACGGTTAATGGGTTATGGGCTAACAGTACTAATTTTATGGGTCGTATAACAGCGGCTTAATAGGAGAATATAATGATTTCAGATTACTTAATAATGAACCAATTTCAGTTCCCACAGGGAGTAGAAGAAGAGTTTTTAATAGAGCGAATGAGAAACATCAGAGATGCCGAGCTAAAAGCAACGGACTTCTGGGCATTGGCTGATTTTACAATTACAGATGCTCAAAAAGAATATAGACAGGCGTTGAGAGATTTACCAAATAACTTTACACCTGCTATTGACGAGAATGGTCAGTTAATAATGACAGACTTTCCAACATTAAACGCATAAAAACAGGAGAAAGAAATATGCCAAATGAAGAAGTGGTACTAGATGTACCAACAGCAGAAGAAATTTCACAGCACTACTCAGCTATGCTTGACTCAGTAAACCTAATCAACGCTGGTAAGCCAGAGGATATGGATGACGCAGACTGGACAGATACAGTCAGCAGAAACAAAGAACACCTTACGCTTATGCTAGAGAAGGATTTCTGGACTGACGAAGATATGACAGCAGTAAACGCTGTACTATAAATACATACATAATATTAAGGAGATTGAGTAATGGCATTAACTAAAGTAACCGCAGGGGGTTTACCTTCTCCTTTAACAACAGAGGTATCACTTGGCGATAACGTCAAGGCTAAGTTTGGTGCTGGTGATGACCTACAGATTTATCACGATGGTAATCATTCTTTTGTTCAAGATACTGGCACAGGTAACTTATATATCAGAGCATCAA